CCGGCTTTGGTTCTTTTTCTTATCAGGGTCCAAACTCAACAGCAGCCGCTCTGGGTGAAATAGGTAGTGCAGCTAAAAGTTTAGCAACAGCTTACTATGATATGTATAGTCAGATGCCTAGTCTTACAGGTACAGCTCTTGGTCTTATGGGAATAGCAGCGCCGGGAAGCACGATTGGATTAGCGGCTAGATCAGATGTTTTTGGATTAAACCCAATAAGTGAAGTTGGTCAAGTTGTTGAGGATGCAACAGAAGCACTAGGATTATCTTCGATTCCTTCTAGTATAGATGAAGCAGGTTTAGGTTTAGCACAGGCCGCAGCCGAAGAAGCAACCGGCCTTGATTTAAGTGCATCAGCTATTGCTGAAGGTCTTTTTGATTCTGTATTTGATACAGAAGAAGAAGAAAATGCATTTACAGGTTTTGAAACAACTGATCTAGGATTATCATCTAATCTAGGATCACCATCTGCTAGTGTTGCTGACATTGGTTCTCAGGCTGAAAGCCCAGAAGAAAGTATAGACCCCGGTGGTGACGAATTAATTCCACGGCCTCAACCTACACCTATTCCTTCTCCTCCCCAAATAGCTTCACTACCTGCACAAAATATTTTTAGAGAACCTGTAACCAGAACAGCAGCGGCAGATACGTTTAGTATTCTTTCAAGAATATATGGACCTGAAGTAGCAAGACAACTCGCACCCAATAGGACAGTATAATGGCAACAGAACGAAATCCCTTTGATCGTATACCCGAACAAGAAACAAATGTTGTTCCCTTGACGGCTGAATTAGAAGAAATGAATGCTACCTTTGAGGTTGATGATGATGGTAGTGTTACTGTTGATTTTTCTGATAATATAGAAATGCAAGCTTCTGAAGATATTGCTGAATGGTATGGCAATATGACAGAAGATATGGATGAAGATGATCTTGCTGATATTGCAGCGACTGTAATTGAAAACTTTGAGGCTGATAAAGATTCCCGTGCTGAGTGGGAGTCGATGTTTGAACGTGGCTTTGATCTTCTAGGTCTAAAGCTTGAACAGGGTACAGAACCCTTTGATGGTGCATGTACTGCTGTACATCCTCTTCTTATTGAGTCTGCTGTTAAGTTTCAATCAAAAGCTTCTGGTGAACTGTTTCCTGCTAATGGTCCTATAAAAACTAGGATACTTGGTAAGTCTACTCCAGAAAAAGAATTGCAAGCTAACAGAGTTCAGAACTTTATGAACTATCAAGTAACAGAACAGATGCCTGAATACTTTGATGAGTTTGAAAGAATGTTGTTCCACCTACCCTTGATTGGTTCTGCATTTAAAAAGCTTTACTATGATGCCACAGTTAAGCGTCCCAAGTCAGAATTTATTCCTATTGATCAGTTTTATGTTTCATACTATGCAACTGATCTTTCAAATGCAGATCGTTATACACATGTTATCTATCGTAGTCCTGTTGAAATACAAAGAGATATCAGGGCTGGTGTATATGAAGATGTAGAACTTAGTTCTCCCTCATCAGATGTAGGAACATCTTTCAGTGAAAAGATGGATACCATTATTGGGTTGTCTCCTACATCAGGTCACGATCCACAGTATGTTCTTCTGGAGCAACACTGTTATCTTAATATTGAAGATGAAGATGAAGCCTGTCCGTATATTGTAACTGTTGAACAACAGTCCAGACAGGTACTGAGTATTCGTAGAAACTATAAACAAGATGATCCAAACAAAGAAAAAGTAAATCACTTTGTTCATTATAGGTTTGTACCGGGTTTTGGTTTCTATGGTCTTGGTCTTATACACTTCCTTGGTAATTTGACTATGAGTGCTACTGCGGCAATGCGTTCGCTAATAGATGCAGGGCAGTTTGCAAATCTACCGGGAGGATTTAAGGCTAAAGGAGTGAGGATGGTTGGCGACAACTCTCCTATCGCTCCCGGCGAGTTCAAGGAGGTTGAGGCAACTGGTATAGATTTGTCAAAGGCTATTATTCCCCTTCCCTACAAAGAGCCTTCCTCTACTCTATTCCAGATGTTAAACTTCGTAGCTACTGCTGGACAGAAGTTTGCGGACAGCACGGAGCAGGTTATCTCCGATGCTGCCTCCTATGGACCCGTTGGAACTACTATGGCTTTGCTTGAGGCAAGTAGTAAGTTCTTTACAGCAATTCATAAAAGAGTACACAAATCTCAGAAGGATGAGTTTCGTATTCTTGCTCGTATTGACTATGAATATCTTCCACAGGAATATCCTTATGATGTGCCATATGAAGATCGTAGTATTTTTAGACAGGACTTTGATGGACGTATAGATATTATTCCAGTATCTGATCCTAACATTCCCAGCAACGCACATCGTATGATGATGGCGAACATGGCTTTGCAAATGGCACAGCAGTCACCACCGGGAATGTTTAATCTGGAAGCCTTGAATAGAACCATTCTTAATGCAGCTAATATGCCTAATGCAGATGAGATACTTCCACCAAAGATCGAACCTAAACCAATGGACCCTGTGTCTGATATTATGGCTGCTACAAAGGGTATACCTATTGGAGCATTTCCCGGTCAGAACCATGATGCACATATACAGGTAAAGATGGCTTATCTACAAGACCCCGTTAATGGTGCTAATCCAATCATGCAACGTGTGGCTCCAATTATTCAGGCTAACATTCAAGAACATTCTGTAATGAAATATCAGGAACAGATGAGTGGTATTTCAGAACAAATGCTACAACAAGTTCCTGATCAAATGAATAATCCTGCCGCTGCTGAAATGGCTATGGCCGAAGCATCTAAACAAATTCTTAATGCTAATCAGGCAATGGGTATGGCCGAGTCTCCTGAACAACAGCTTGTGTCTCTGGAACAGGCCAAGGTTGAACTTGAGAAACAGAAGCTTCAGGCAGATACAGCAACCAATGCAGCAGAGCTTGAGCTAAAGAATAAGAAGCTTGAACTTGAAGAAAATGAACAGATCATTGGCATGATGAAAGCAACTGCTACTGATAACCTTAAACGTGATAATGCAGATGCTAATCGTTCCAGCAAAGAAAAACTAAAACAAATGGAACTTATGACCAAAGCAATCATTGAAGACTTTAAACTAAATAAAGAAGATGAACGACAGGTACTAAGTAATATAAAAGAACTGCTTGATAAAGAAATGCAAACAAAGGCAGACATGGATACACAGGCTTTAAATGCTCTTGTACAAATGGCTGTTCAACAACAACAGGAGATGATTAATGATGAAGAAAGGTAAAGGATATCCTGAACACGTAAAGGATACCGGAAAAAGTTTTGGCGATCCCTATGCTGAAGGTATTACAGGTGGACGTACCACACGTAGTTCGCTTAATGAGTGGCCCAAAGAAACATGGGAAACCCCAGAGCCAATCAAACCTAGCCGCAAGAGTACTATGTACATCTAGGTATGGAAATTTGGGACGAAGTAATAAAAGAGTACAATAACGAAATTAACAATCTAAGACTAACACTGGGTAATGGTTCTGCTGAAGATTACTCACACTATCGACAGATTGTTGGTTCTATCTCTAGCCTAGAGTGGGCAAGAGATAATTTAACAGACCTTGTAAAAAAACGAATATATATGGAGGACGAAGACTAGAGATGCAACAAGTAGGTTTAGGCGGCGCACTAAAAAACGATATGTGGATTACTGAGGATGACGCCCCCGATCCCAGCCCACTACCCACCCTACCGGGATTTCATGTCTTGGTAAGACCAGTTACAGTGAAGAGTGTAACTAAGGGTGGTATTCTTTTACCAGATTCTACTAAAGAAGATATGTCTTATCTCACCACTGTCGCACAGGTTTTAGCGTTAGGAAATTTGGCATATATGGATAAAGAAAAATTCCCAGCAGGAGCATGGTGTAACGTAGGTGATTATGTCTGCTACGGTAAACATGCAGGAACCAAGCTATTTTATAAGGGTGTCAGGCTTATTCTTCTCTTTGATGATCAGATTATTATGAAAGTAGAAGATGCTAAAGACCTTGATCCAACCTTTAATTTAGGAAAAGGTTCTAACTAATTTGGGAAAATCACTATAGTGTGATATAATATAATGAACGTAAATCGTTTGTTTCGTAAACAACGGAGAATATAATGAGTAACGATAATGATGGTTGGGAAACCGTTACAGTTTCAGAAGACAATGAAGAAGGAACACAGGTTGCTTTTGAAGTTGAAGAAGATGAACAAGAAGAAGTACAGATAGAAGAAGAGCTACAGGCAGAACCTGTTCAAGAAACACAGGAAGAAGTTGTTGAAGAGGTTGTTCAAGAAGTTAAAGAAGAGCAGCCTAAAGAACTTGAAGGTATAGAAACTAAGGGTGCTGAAAAAAGAATAAGACAACTAATTAGGCAGCGCAAAGAACGTGAAGAAGAAATTCAAAAGCTTGTAGAACAAAATAAAGAACTTCAAAATAATCTTAAAGCTAAAGATAATGAAGTAGATAGCATTGCAACTCGTAGTCTTGATGCTAGTGAAAGACAACTGACTCAAAATATCGAACTTGCCAGACAGGCTTATATGGAAGCTTTTGATGAGGGAGATAAAGAAAAAGTTCTTAAAGCACAAGAAATTTTAAACAATGCTCAATCAGATTTAAAAACTGTTCAAACTTATAAAAATAATATTGCAAGTAAATTAAAGAAAAAAGAAGAACAAGCAGCAATTATTCCAGAAGCTGTTCAGCCACAACAGCCTAGCTACGATCCTAGAGCTAATGAGTGGGCTGAAAAAAATAAGTGGTTTGGTGAAGATACAGTTAAAACAGCAGCCGCCCTTGCACTAGATGCTGAACTAAAAGAACAAGGATATAATCCAAATGATGAAGAATTTTACGAAGAAATTGATCGACGGCTTGAAATGGCCTTTAGTCAAACTTCAAATCGTGTGCAGGAAACTGAGGAAAAAAATAACTCAGGCACGTCACAACCTGCTCAAGTGGTGTCGGGGGCTTCACGCTCGTCTCCGTCCTCAGGAAAAAAAGTCAAGCTCTCAAAAGAAGACGTGAGATTGGCTAATAAATGGGGTATCCCACTTGAACAGTATGCCGCTGAAAAGTTGAAGGTAACTTCGGCTGATGGCGAATATACTAATATAAAT